AACCGCTACAGTAGCAGTAGGTACTGGTCCACGTGGTCTAGCAATAACCCCTGACGGTGCATATGCTTATGTCACTAACTACAACACCAACAACGTCAGTGTTATCCGCACCTCAGACAACACAATCGTAGCCACAGTTTCAGTAGGTACCGGTCCATATGGTATAGCAGTAACCCCCAATGGCTCATACGCCTATGTTACCAACTACACCTCCAATAATGTCAGTGTTATCCGCACCTCAGATAACACATCCATTTACACTCTAGATGCAGGCTCAGTCTCCGCAGCAAGCCTTACCCAGACGACGATCAACTGGACAACCAAGGACGCAGTGGCTCGGGAGTATCTGTACATGCTCCTGGGAGACGCAGGCGTCGACACCTTTCCGGCTAAGGTGGATGTCTGATGGGCACCTCAGGAGCGGTAACTAGCTCCCTAGCGACTGGGTCATCTACTCACCTTGGCACGGCAACTGGTAAGCATATTTCAAAAGGATCAGGATCGGGAACCATAATTTGGTTTGGCAGTGCAACAGGTAAACGCCGACCAAAAGGTTTGGGTCTTGGTTCCACTACAAGGTATGGTATTGCGGTTGGTAACAACGGCCGTCTTATGTATGGTCATGGCATAGGCGAGACTCTAAGAGTAGGCTCCGCCACAGGCATCATGATCCCCAAAGGATTCGGCGAAGGATCTACCGAGTATGTTGGCCATGCTATTGGCACATTGCACAACATCACCGTAACAGCCACACTGCTTCAACATAGGTGGGAAGCTACTCTTAAAGATCAAAGATGGGAAGGGTCCATTCAACAAAGACGCTGGGAAGGACATCTTCTATGAGTTATCAACGTGAGACGAAGGAATACCAACCCTTCCGAGTTAAACTAAACAAAGTTAAAGTTCTGGAAGGCGTTGAGGTTGCTCTTCTATCCCCGGGATCCAGACCTGTCTCAGATACAGAATGGGCACAACCAGTTACTCTTGATGGCGAACTTTGCGTCAAGGTTGATGGATTCGGACCTGCGAGTTGGAATGTGTGGGTTCGTGTTACCTCATCGATAACTGACGAAGTGCCTGTCATGTATTGCGGAAACTTCGAAGTAACCTGATGTGCATATCACTTAATCGAAACTATCACAGAAGGGAAGGCCTCTTATGACTGGCGTCTATCCAAAGTCATCAAAAGTTGGAACTCCGCGGGTCCCGCATCAAGATTCAATACAAACTCTTATCGATAAGTCGATCTCAGACTACAGAGTAAAGCATTTGCACGATGGCGGAGACGGTCTTGATGGTAAGTCTGCCTACGAACTTGCGGTTTCTGATGGTTTCGTTGGGACCGAAGTAGAGTGGATCGCATCGCTAGTTGGACCTGCTGGTGAGTCGGCTTATCAGGTCGCTGTTGATACTGGTTTCCAAGGTGACGAAGCCGCATGGCTCGCTTCCCTCGTAGGTGCTGCTGGTGAGGATTCGGTCGTCCCAGGGCCTCCCGGTGATTCAGCTTATGATGTTGCGGTTGCTGAAGGTTTCATCGGCGATGAGGCAGCATGGCTTGCTTCCCTCGTCGGTACTGCTGGTGAGGATTCAGTCGTTCCTGGTCCTCAGGGCGAGTCGGCATATGACGTTGCGGTTGCTGAAGGTTTCGTCGGTGACGAGGCCGCATGGTTGCTAACTCTTGTGGGTCCCCCCGGAGAGAGTAGTAACTCAGGTTCATCCTTCCGAGGCGAATGGTCTGGGTTATCTGTTGTAAAGTCATATGATTTTACGGATGGGATTCCTCAGGAGTTCACGAATGTCGGTCCGTTTACTGTTGTAGCAAATCCTGGTGGTGTAGGAGCTCCACCTATCGGGATGATTGTTCAAGGTTCTGAGAATAATTCCTCTACTTTAGATCTTACTGTTCCTGCTGATGTTTCATCGGTTCGTTATTACTCGGCAGAAGTGGTTCAAAACAGTTTCTGGAGTAACCCAGCCGGGTTTAAAGTTAACGATACCATTGTGCATGAAGCTAGCGGTTGGGAGTGGATTCAGAAACAGTTCAGTTGCGCTCCAGGTCAAACTCTGGAATGGTTTTGTAATGCAATTCATGTCGGTTGGGGAGGCCGCCAATTGTCTTTAGGCCTCATTGAGTTGCTTGGCGCTACTGACCCATATTTGGTCGGTGATGCGGTAACGTATGACGGTTCTCTGTATGTTTGCGCCAGCGCTGCAACCGGTTCAACACCAGGCGTAGATGGAGCATGGACCAAACTTCTTGAGACCTTTGCAATTGGAACCACACCGGGAACTGTCGCTGCTGGTGATGACGCTCGTATTGTCGCTGGTGGTACAGCGGTCCAACCAGAAGCACTTGGTGATTCTTCGGGTCTAGATGTAGGGGATAGTGCAGGAACAGTTGCTTCAGGCGATGACCCTCGTTTCAACGTGTTAGTTCCTGTTCAGGATGCAGGCGGAATCATTACCGAAACAACTGCTATTGCGTATTCGGCAATCACAGCGGCTGCTGGTGTGACGTTTGCTGCTCCACCATCAGGTATGGTCATGGCCTATTTGGACATCCACTTGAAGTCAGGCGTTGCTGGCACAGAGGCTAGGGCTGGCCTTTGGGTTAAAGAAGGTTCTGTGATTGGATCAGGCACACTTGATCAAACCATCGAACCCATGGCTGCTAATGCGACTGATCAGTGGATCAAGATTGGTGGTTCTCGACTCATTACCGGTTTGGTTCCGAGTTCAGATTATAACATTCAGGCATGTTTCGCGTCGGAAACCGTAGATATTTCGGTGGCTGCTTCTCACTACGTTCTTACTGTTGTTCCAGTTCCAGGAGAGGCGCTTCCGGCATGATAACCGCAACGATAAACATGGATCCATCCCCAACCTTGCTCAAATATCTTCCAATGAAGGGCGTGACTATCACGGGTCCAGTTGAGGGGATCTGGACAATCGCTTCTTCGAATGGTATAACCCAACCACAGTTGGACTCGGCTCGTGACGCAGTCCTTGCATTCGCTGCAGAGATTGCAAATAAAGTTATTCTTATTGGCGTAGCTAAGGATTCTCTTGCTGTCAACATTGATTTCCTGGCGAACTTTGACGTTGAGAATCCTGATCTAGGCGTTGCTGTTACTCAGTTGATTGCAGTGACCAAACAATCCACAGCGGCTCTGAGGGTTTTGACTAGTAGTTTGGAGAACACGACCGGGGCTGTGTGATCAAACCAAAACCCATCCGAAACTAACCTAGAAGGGAGTTGATTCTATGGTTACCCGTCGGGTTAATACCCCAAAAGAAAAGATATCTCGGCGAAGACCAGCGACAACTCCTGAGGCTCGAGAAAACCAAATGATCGCATACGCTGTTGATCTAGCAGAGAAACAACTCTTAGATGGAACAGCTACTGCTCAAGTTCAAACTCATTATTTGAAACTTGGTTCATCACGAGAGAAACTCGAGCAAGAGCGACTATCAAAAGAGAACAGTCTATTGGATGCTAAGAGAGAAAATCTTGCTTCTGCAGCGCGTGTTGAGGAGTTGTACAAGTCTGCACTAGATGCAATGCGTTCATATTCTGGACAAGAACCGCTGGAGATTTCAGATGAGTTCGATGATTGATTGGCATCGAGACCCAGAACTTGATCTTGGATCAAATCATGAACTTCGTTTTGTTAGTTGGGCACCAGATCGTGAATTAAATCCTCAGTATGGTGATAATGTCCTTGATGTCGAACATTACGGTGCAATCATAACGCATCTTAATCATGAAGATGAATTATGCGAGGGTTATATAACGTTTGATAGTCCTACTTCACAACAGGTCGAGCCTAATAGACCCAAATGGATTGTAGAATCGTGGGATCCACTAACTATCTCTCCTAGTATTTTATGTGAATGTGGAGATCACGGTTTCATACGTAAAGGCAAGTGGGTCGTCGCATGATTAAGACATATTCAGAACTAAGACATCTAGATGAGTTCGAGGAACGATATCGCTATCTCGCTCTTCGTGGAAACGTTGGTGTTTCTACTTTCGGTTACGATCGTTACATAAATCAACAGTTCTATAACTCACGTCAGTGGCGTCAAGTTCGACACCAGATCATTACTCGAGATAATGGTTGTGACTTGGGCATTGACGGCTACGAGATCCATAGCGGGATTCTCATTCATCATATGAACCCGATGAATGCAGAGGCAATCACGCATGGTGACTCAAGTATTCTCGATCCCGAGTTTCTAATAACAACAACACATCGAACCCACAAAGCCATCCACTATGGCGACGAGAAACTACTTCCCCGGCCTCTCGCTGAACGTAGACGTGGTGACACATTATTGTGGTAACCGAAAGGAGAACAACATCAGCATAACTGCCAAGATCAAAGTTACTGGCAAAAATCCAATCGGTGATAATCAGACCACTCTTAGATTTGGTGTCAACTATACTGATGACAAGAACAAGGAGTGGGCTAGGTTTACCCCAATTCTGAACTTCAGCATCGTTGTTCGTGATTCTGTTGCTAAAAAGTTCGAACTCAATCGACCGTATATTCTTATACTAACACCAGATGTTGTTCCAGAAGCCGAATGATTGCTCTCGCCTTTCTTTCGCATTTCATAGGCGACTATCTTCTTCAGTCAGATTGGATGGCACAGGAGAAGACTAAACGATGGTGGCCAGCGATTGCACATGCGTTAACCTATGGACTGCCATTTTTGGTTGTAACGAGGTCAATCCCTGCAATTGCAGTCATCATTGTTACCCACGTCATAATCGATCATTACCGACTTGCTCGTCATGTTGTCTGGGTTAAAAATCTGATGGCGTGAATGTCAGCCAACTGGATATCCAATAACTCGTCCGCCATTCATGGCGGTTTGGCTTATGATTATCGCTGACAATACGATCCACAACATAATAAACGTTTCTGCGATTACCTGGTTTTAATGTTATAACAGGAAGGAATCATCATGACTGCACAGAACTTTGATGTCGTAGATGTATTATCGGCTCTTGGAAGAGACACCAAAGATGGTCCTGGAACTGATGATCTCTCCTCTCTTCCCCCAAGTAACTTCGTCGCCTTCGCCACAGATGATGTTGAGAAAAAGGAGGACGACAAATGACCACCATTGCTTATGATCAACCAGTAAAGGATCTAATTGCACAACTCGATGCGACATATCATGTAACACATACAGCTTACAGGAAGACGTCAGTTACACTTCACCATAATGGAGGTCGTCTTTCACACGAAGGTGTTCTCGATGTGTGGCGCACTCGTGAGGCGTCGGCTCACTTTGACTCAGATTTGTCAGGAGCAATTGCTCAGTTTGTCAGGGTGAATGAGTATGCCTGGGCTGTTGGTGACACTGAAGGCAATATGAGTTCAATCAGTATTGAGATGGCAGACTCAACACTTGCTCCTAGTTGGATTGTTGCTGATGCAACATGGAAGTCTGCTGCTCGTCTTGCCGGTTGGCTTTTCGCAAGGGTTATCGGAGCACGGCCAAGTTCGAGTAATTTTTTCGTGCACAGTCACTGGTCTTCCACTGATTGTGCTGGCCCATATATTCGTTCTATTTGGAACTCGATCATGGCTACGACTCAGGTTGCTTACGATTTCTTTACTGGAAGTCATCCAGTTCCGCCAGTCAATCCTCCGGTCATTAAGGCGCCAGCCTTTCCACTACCTCCAGGGTGGTATTTCGGTCCGAGGACCGGTCCTTCGGATTGTATTTCTGGATACTACTCGTACAAAGGAGCTCTTGCTCCATGGCAGGCTCGGATGGCAGATCGTGGATGGGCTATTACAGTTGACGGTCTGTTCGGAGATGAAACAGCGAATATTGCTCATCGGTTCCAGGTAGAGAAGGGTCTTGTACCAGACTCACTTGTTGGTGTTCGAACTTGGAACGCTGCTTGGACTTCACCTGTGACCTAGTCAACTAACAACCAAGGAGGTGACCGGCATGAGTGACAGTATTTTAAACAGTACTAAGAAGATCCTCGGCCTTAATGATGATTATACAGCGTTTGATGCTGATGTTCTTATGCATATTAACTCTATACTCGCAACTTTGAATCAACTAGGCATCGGGCCCGAGAACGGTTTTGCGATCGAGGACGCTGTCTCTACGTGGGATGACTTTCTTGGTGAAGATCCGCGCTTGAATTCAGTCAAGACTTATGTCTATCTACGCGTGCGTCTACTTTTCGATCCGCCAGCAACGTCATACGTTATCACTTCGATGAATGAACAGATTCATGAACTCGAGTGGAGACTCAATGTTCAGAGAGAGGGAACATCATGGACGGATCCAAATCCGGTAGTCGTGCGACCGTAACTGAGATTCTTTCCCATATTAGTACAAAACCGTGGAGTGATTATACGGCTGCAGATTATACACTTGAACAATGGCATGCTGCTTGTCTTATTCACCAACACGTAGGACCTCCAACCACAAAGGGCGAGTGTAAACTCCCAGTCCGAACCCCAAACGGTGCAATAAACCAAAATGGTGTTTACGCCGCTGCTGCAGCATTGGCTGGTGCACGTGGTGGTGTTAACGCCACCCTAGATGAAAAAGCAAAAGCAGCAAAAGCTCTGGTTCAGATGTACAAAGATATGAAGAAAGAACCACCACCATCATTACTAAGCCTTTCGGTATCGCAAGTCCTTGCTCATCATGGCGTTTTGGGTATGCACTGGGGAGTTCGAAAGAGTACTGAGGGGCATCGAAGTGGAGACACTGGGAAAGATCGTGGTAAAAAGAGTACCACGCCCACGCCAGTCACCATTGGAACAAAAAGAATGGGTCGCCCTGGAATTAAAACTTCTGGAGGAAAGGGCCATCCAGCAACTGCAGATGCAACAAGACACGCTATAGCTAAACAGACCGCAAAGAAAAGCTCTACAGATTCTCTTTCTGATAAGGAGTTGAAGGATTTAGTTAACCGTATGAACATGGAACAGTCATATGACAGAATGAGGTCTGATCCAGGAGGTATTGGTAAGAGGTTTGTTGGAAAACTCCTTGGTAATGTTGGTAATCAACAAGCATCAAACTATGCTAATGCTAAAGTGAGTTCAGCAATTGCAGCCTCGGGGGCAAAGAAAGCAGCAAGAGCTGCACAGGTTGCCGCAGGGTTAGCAATGATATAAAAGAATGGAGGGGGTGATGAGTCTATCTAATAAAACTGTACCTATTTACTATGGGCAGTTTCGTGAAGCAGTTCTAAATGGTGATATCCCAGTTAATCGGGAAGTAACCATGGAGATGAATCGAATAGATGCTCTCATCGCCAACCCAAATATCTACTATGACGATAAAGCTGTAGATGGTTTCATTCTTTATTGCGAGAACGAACTTACATTGACTGATGGAGCTGATCTTCATCTACTACCTGTATTCAAATTATGGGCCGAACAAGTGTTTGGATGGTGGTATTTCATTGAACGAAGCGTCTATGAGCCTTCGTCGGATAATCATGGCGGGCGTTATGTTCAAAAGACGATCAGGAAACGTTTAACAACCAAACAATTCCTAATAGTCGCGCGTGGTGCAGCTAAGTCGATGTATGCTATGTGTATTCAAGCATATTTCCTAAATGTTGAGACTGAGACTACACATCAAATTACAGTCGCACCCACAATGAAGCAATCAGAAGAGGTAATGCAACCTTTTCGTACAGCCATTACTCGAAGTCGAGGTCCACTTTTCAAATTCTTAACCGAGGGATCTATGCAGAACACGACTGGTTCTCGAGCTAATCGTGTGAAACTTGCTTCGACTAAAAAAGGTATTGAGAATTTCCTAACAGGTTCTCTTCTTGAAGTTCGCCCAATGACAATCAATAAACTTCAGGGTCTTAGGCCTAAGGTATCAACTGTTGATGAATGGTTATCTGGTGATATTCGAGAAGATGTTGTTGGTGCTATTGAGCAAGGCGCGTCAAAACTTGATGACTATTTAATCATTTCAATAACATCAGAAGGAACCGTTCGAAACGGTAGTGGCGATACAATTAAAATGGAATTAGCGGACATTCTTAAAGGCGAATTTATTGCGCCACACGTTTCGATCTGGCATTATAAACTTGATGATATTGAAGAAGTTAAAGATCCATCTACTTGGCCTAAGGCAAATCCAAATCTTGG